CATTAAGACTGGCAAAAGCGTCAACAACAGCTGCTCCAGAACCTGCTCCATCTAAATAAACTGCTTTTGTATCGCCTGGAGGTATTGTTACATTAGCTCCAGAACCTTGAGAAATAATAATGTTTTGAGATCCACTTGTTCCATTTTCTATAAAGTGCATTCTGTTTACAGTATTGGGGGCTATGGTAATGGTGCAAGCTGAATCCAAAGTACCTGTATATTTAACATACATAGCCCTAACTGGATCAGTTGCTCCATCTGCAATAGTTGAAGTATGAGTATCAGCGTTGGTAGTTATACCTTCTGTCCCATAACCCAAAGCTTCGCCGATTAATTCTAAATTTGTATTGGTTGTTGTACCCCAAGTACCTGAACCATCTCCTGTGGCCATCTCATTTAATCTGAGATCATTTACATATGTGCTTGCCATTTTTTACCTCTTGTTTTTACGCAACTTCTTCCCAATTGGGAGTTTGAGTGTCTGTTATAGTAGTATAGTTTGGAGTTTGGCTTTCATCAATACGTGACCATATCAAAACCGTTCCTACTGATCCTGTAGCGCTTTGTCCAGTTGGATATGCGTTTGCCTCTGCATCTGCGGTAACTGTTCCCAAAGATCCAGTTGCAGCATTTAGTGTAACAGATAAATTGTTATTTGAAACGGTTGTTGCAGTTCCAAGTGCAGATGTGCCAGCTTGGCCTGTAGGCGTTACATTAGCCTCGCCATCTACATTTACTGATACAGCCCCCACACTTCCAAGCAAAGTTGGAACTACTGCTATAGCCTTACCATTAACGCCAGCAGTCGGAGCTCCTGTTGTTCCTACCTGAGATGCTGGTGTTACATTTGCTTCTGCATCAACCGAAACTGTACCTAAAGCAGATGTTCCTGCTCCTGGAGCTGTAAGAGTGAGTGGAAGTGGCTCGCCCCACGTGAGTTGGCCCCACGTGCCTCGACCCCAACCGTTAATATTAGCCATTTAAGGCTAGGCGATTCTTATAATCGCTGTAGAAGCTGCTGCTGCTGGGAATACAATAGTGAAGTCACCTGCTGTTGAAGTTTTATCGCCACCAAAGTCAATACAAGCAACTGATTTATTGCTGTCGCTAGAGTTGTAAATCATACAACCTCTAGCAGTAACTGTAGCGGTTCCAAACGTTAAATCTGCAAAATCAGTAAAACCTGTTGTTCCTGATGAAGTTGGGTCTACTCTTGTTAAATTTGCTCCACCAGAAGTATAGTTAGTTCCAGTTGCTTGTCCAGTAGTAACAAATGCTGTTGTTGCAGCACCAATTGTTGCCGAGCTAGTATAAAGAGCTAGTTTAAAAGTGTCCCCACCAGAGTTTTTAAAGTTGTGGACAGCTTCTAATAATTCTTTTTTAAAGCTGGTTGTTAATGTTGATGTAATTGCCATTTCAAATACCTTTGATTATTTTTGCCAAATCTTCAGCATCTCCTTGAGTTAATTCTTGAATCAAAGATGCTTTATAAGATTTTATAGCATTTTGAATATATATCAAACAAACTTTATAAATTAAATCTTTGTAAGCTCTAGCTTGGTCTTTTATATGTTGTTCATTTTCATCAGAATATCCAACTATTTTTTCAGTTAATTGTTTAGCCCAAAACTCAGGGGGATGACCTCCAAAATTTGTTGTTGCTATTTCTACTAAACCTAATTCTGGAATACCGTCTGGAGTAAGTTTATCTACCATTTCTTTGGCTCACCAACTTTTGGTTCTAGATGATTGTCGTTTCTATCAATTAAAATAGGTTCTCTTTCTTGTTCTTGTTCTTGCATTGCTATAGCTTCGCTTCTTTTCATAGAGGTCATAAAGCCTTTACCGTCTGACATTATTACCAAAGGATCCTGGAGCCTGTGATATCCGTATAGCTTTTCTTCTGCAATTACGTCTGTATCTAGTAGTGCACTTGTTTTTGCAACTTCAACTTCAACGCCTAAATGCATAGCTTTAGATAGCCAAAACTCACAACATGCTCTGCCAGATTCTGCAAAATGCAAATTACCTTTATAACTAAAGTCTATTCCAAATAGTTTTAATGTTGATACTTTATTCCACAGTGCAAAAGCGATTGCATAAGCAACAGTATTATTTATATAACAACAGTTAAATTCTTCTAATATTTCATTAATTGGATACTCAACTAGATTTCTACATCTATCATCTAGCATGCATGTGTAGATAGGAGTTTCGCCATTTAACAATATTTGTGTTACACCATCTGTTTGTCCACCAGCATCGTCTGTATCTAAAAACCTACCGGGAGGATCCATCATAAATACTCTATCATGGTAAATAACAGATCCAACTCCGTTAATAGCCCATACTTCATCAAAGTGTGCTCCGTGTGATTTAGCTAGATTGTAATCGTGCCAACTTTTACCTAGGCCTACAATAGCAACGCTTTTGCCTTCTAAGCTTTCAATTCTCTCCATTTTTCTCTCTCTCTATGTGATGTTAGTTCTAAGGGAATCGTATCTATATTCGTCTCTTCTTCCTCTGGCTTCAGCCATATTTTTTAATCTTTGAATTTCCTGACCAAATCTTGTTTCATATAACACTTGAATCTCTGGTTCACCTTTCATAAACGTAGAAGCTTCTATCAAAGATCCATAAAGTAATGCGTTACGAGCATTGTTAGACATCCATGTTCCGGTTGTTTGTGAAGTTAAACTTGTTGGTTTGTACAGATAATGCAACTCAACAGAATAAGTTTGATCTGGAACAGGTGAAACTATTAAAGTAGAACCATTATTGCTTGCAGTAGATAAGTCTTTATCAAAGTCTGCATAATACAAAGGTCTGCCTCTTTCTGAAGTGTCCACCGCATCATTAGAATATTCACGCATAAAGCTAGTATGTTTCTTATCTAAGTAGTGGTAATCGTTACTGCTGTCTATTACAGCCAAAGAAAAGCTAAGTTTAAAATCAGTAGGAGCTGTAAGATAGGTATTACCGGCTGTTAAGGAACCTGTTACATTTTTTCTAAAATAGTCAAATTCAATTAACTCTGCAATTCTTTCCTCAGTGTTAATAATCATATCGTTTAACGTATTAACGAAAGTTGTCTCATCGTTTTCTATGTAGTTTTGTATGAGTGTTTTTAATTCAGTTAATGTCATAATGTGATTGTAACCTCCCCAACTGAGCCTGTCATTTCATCTACAGTAAAATTTGATCCAATAATATTTGGATCCATAGAGTTGCCTTTAGTAATATCAGTATAAACAACAACAACAAATCCCTCACCCACACCTAAATCTTGGCTAGGTCTAGGTTTGTATAAAGCTTCAGGATCTATTACATGAGGTAATGGTTCTAATTGAGGATGCTTCGGTTCAAAACATGAAGGACAAGTTTTTAGTCCATTCCATTCCTCTTTTAGTTGATTTAGCTTATATTCAAAGCCACATCTGTCGCAAATGGCTTTTGCATATTTACCAAGTGCATATGTCATAATTACTGCCTGGTGCTATATGGAGCAATCCTAAAAGAAGATCTATCTTCGTCTTGGCTTAAAGCCCTTTCAAACTCTTCTTCATACATTTGTTTTAACATTACCACTCTTTCCGGGGCTTTCTTAATCGCTATATAGTATGCAAGCCCGGCTGCAAAACAAGGATAAAATCTAAAAGGCATATCCATAGTATTAGTTGGTTTGTCAGCATCATCCATCCTTACAATTTTATTAAACACTAATACATCTGTGCTGTTCTCTGGAGCTGGCCATATTTTTAATACAGGTGTATTTAACTTATCAAGAAAGAACTGAGATGGCCTAGATTTAGTTGATTTAGTGGGAATGTTTAAATACTCACTTCTACTGATCCTAGACATTTGTAAATCTAAATCAGTTCCACTTGTGTTTCTTCTTATAGAACAATCTAATACATCAACTATATTAGCGTTTAGTGTGTAATCAGTTTGTCCTTCGGTAACAGTTTGAGTTGCTTGTTCTATAGTCCATTGATTTAAACCTCTGTTAGCCCATTCTGCTAACATAAGGTTTATAGATCTCTTTGCTGTTTTTAGATCGTAACCAGTTCTAAGTTCAAGACCACATCTTTCAAATGCTTCTTCTACAAACTCAGCTACATTAGGTTCAAAATCTGTACTACTAGATGTTGCCATTATTCATCCTCTGCATATAGATTATCAAAAATTCTGTTTATGTCCAATGTGTAGTCTAAATCAGACTTTGAATAATGTATATGAGCAGATGGTTTAAAATCAGGTGCACCTGTACCTGTTTCAAACCAAGCCGGGTGTGTAACCCTGACACGGTTGTTTGGTAGTGCAACTATGTTACCTGTCCAGGGTCCAGCATCTAACAACTCCATAACATGGCTTTGTTTGTGTTGAGCTGGATCATCAGCTATTTCGTTCTCTGCATAATCAACAGTAAACAAATACTTAGCTGGATAAAAGTTACCATCTATCTTTGCCATCCAAGGACAAGGTATCGCTCGGTCTATAATGTAAACAGCGTGATTATGAGATGAACAATCCCAAGGTTGAGCATCATGAACTGCCATCGGTTCAGGCCATTCTTCAAAAGGAGTATCACCTACTAAAGCAGTGATAGGCATTCTTGCCCACATTGCTCCACCGTGTACTGTATCTTCTTCTTCTCCTTCAGCTTCTATGCCTGTAAATATCAGTTGAAAACTTAAACAACGACATGGCATTGTCGTAACTGCAACTGCCATAGCATGTAAGAATTCTCCGTGATATTTTTCGTGGTTGTGCGTGTACTCTCTCCTAACCCAACATTTAAAATGTGGGATATTACTTTGCAAGTATGCCACTTTATTTTACCTTCCCCCCTTTCTTATAACCTTTAGATTTCATCATTCCGCCTTTCTTGTATCCTTTGGATTTCATCATTCCACCCATTTTCATACCTTTAGACTTCATCATGCCACCTTTCTTGTAGCCCTTAGACTTCATCATTCCGCCCTTTTTCATGCCTTTGGATTTCACCATGCCACCCATAGCCATGCCTTTGGACTTCATTTTTCCGCCACTACTGTAGCCTTTCGTTTTTTTATACATATTTACTCCTAAGAATATTTGGTTCTTTTTCTTCTATCGGACATAACTCTACCACATCCTCTAGCAATTCTTCTTACCTCTCCACCTTTTTTTAATTTAACTTTAGCTTTCTTTGTATTAGCAACAACAGTCTTACCTTTTCGCCCGGCTGCTTTCTTTTTACGAGCTGTATCAGCTCTTTCTGATTTTGATAAGCTATTTGCTTTAGCTTTAGGCAGACAACGATCTGGATTCTTTTTATCTTTGCTAGTACCACATGGTCCCTTAATAGAACCGTCTGTACCAATCCTAACCCAGTTTTGTTCTCTCCACTCCTTAAGCTGTCCCATTACCTAGAGAAAGACTTAGGTAATGGGACAACTAAAAGAATGGCTTACCCAAGACTGGGTTCGTATTGGAACTGATGGTTCTATCAAA